AATCTCAAATATACCAATAAACGTTATGGCTGATACAAACGTGCCAATAACTGGTATTTCTCCAAATCCCTTCCATGCAGGATAAACATAATTAGCTAAAAATTCGACTCCACTACCTACTTGTAAATCTGGTAATAAACCAAAGAAGAAAAGAAGAACCGATGTTGCTATAGTAAATATTGCTTCTAATATCATATTACTTTTGCTTACGTTTATCGTATATCATCTGCCGATCAGCGTAACTTCTCCATGATGAACGTTCAAGACGATCATAACGAATCTTGGAAGATGTTGCACCACTGACCGCAGGCATAAGTCCAAATAATATACGCCATGCAAAGAATAACCAGAAAAATGCCCATATCATATCGTCAATTAAACTGATAAGGCCGGGACTTAATACTTCAGCATGTTGTGATGCTTCTGTTAAATTTAGTGATGACACAGGTGTACCCGAAGCAGTTAAATTTGTAATACCGGGGCCATATTGTGATTGAAATGATGACATGTCCAATGAAATTATAAATTCTGCCGTTGTTGCATTTTGATATGATTCATACTCACGATACATATATCCTATCGGCCACGCATTAGCTATTGTTGATGTCGCCTGAAGTACCAAAGTCTTCATATACTGTTCACTAGGTATGAACAATTTTTTTAATATGCACGCAATATCAGTTAAATTACATGTTATACCAACATCTGTATCTACCATCGCTCCAAAATAGGCAGATCGAGATGCTGTTTGACACTCAGCTTCAGTAACATCTCCATTACATACGACCATATAGGTACACTCATATGCACCATTAAATACGTCTTCCGGTTCTGCACATACTGATACGCTATAAATACCACTTGTCGTAGCTACACCAGTAGAAGACAAATTGCCTACAATAAAGACATCCAATTCACTGGTATATGCTTCTGTTATTTCATTGTACTCATTGTAACTACTGCTATTAGTAAGATTAGACGGAGGGCCACCTGTTTCGTAATCTACTATTTGCGTATGTATCGTATGTGATCCCGGTGTTAAACTCGACGTAAATGCCCATGTAATGCCGATGCCCTCAGTTGTTGTTGCGCTACTGCAGTATGGCGTATATATATAATTGCTATTTGATACACAGTCAGGAAATGTCCATGATTCTTCTGTACTAGCGTTTATGAAATCTATAGAATCTATCTTTACTAGTATACCATTGTCGCCTAGACTTTCGTCTTCAGTGGTAAACTTAAGATTATAGTTATCATAATTTGTATTTACATCGTAATCAGGATGTACTAGTTCTAATCCGTTATCATAGTGATATAAAAAACTACCTAGAAATTCATCGTCGGGTAGTTGAGGGGTAGATGATGATACAAACCAAGTAAATCCGGTTGTTGTTGAGTTGTCTGTATCTGTAAAATTGTTATGTATAGTTATTGCATACGTTCTATCTGCAACCAGTGTTTGTATAATTGGGATATTCATTTCCCGTTCATACGTATATGACGTCGTAGGGGTTATTGTTGTATTGTATATAGTTGAATTGAGTTGCCGTGGACCTCCGCTACTATTCCAATTTGCACTACTAGTTGTTGTTGAGGTTGTTAATTCCCATATAGTAACTGTGTAATCTACACTAGTAGTAGCATATTGGTATTCATAAAAGAACGTAATTGATGATAACGTTTCTGTTTGATTCGGTTTAATAAACTGACCAGTGCCATATGCTTTATTACCAGTGAGAGTACTACCACCATAATCAACGGACGTTACGGCCGACGCCGACGACGGCAATAACAACACGCTTGCGAGCGTAACGAAAGTGGCGAATATTACTTTTCTTGGTACCATGCAAACGGTTTAAGTCAATCTCAGAAAACTGAGGCTGAAGTACGTTGCCATTTTGGTCAAATAAAATTTTACCTTGATTGTCTTGCAAATAAGCCTTAGCCGACAAAACTTGAATGTTCTCTGTAAGTGGTCTCAAATACCCGTCCCGGTAAAGGTTTACCCTTACCCAATTGACATAGTCAGAAGGCAGGATATAACGCAAAGAATCGTCTACGGTAAGCTCTAACACCTTTATCTCTTTAAACGCATCATAGTTCAACTCTTGTACCGCACGCTTGGCGTGAAACAAAATCTTGAAACGCTCTTCATTATTTACCAATGAATGGTTCCCTGAATACATCAACATAAAGTTGTTGACGATGTCAAACAGACTCACGTATTGATACGAGCCCCAATTTGCGTCTTCGGGCTGGTTACCGTTATTGTCGTAGTATTGATACTGACTGATGTATGCCATGGTTATTGCGATTGTTTTTGTTCCTCAACAGCGCCAAACTGAGCTACCTGAATCTCTCGAATAGACATGCCACAGTATTGCAAAATCTTAAATATAAGTTTGTACTCGTCTTCTAACGGTACCTCAAAGTCTTGATAGTCAACCTGAGATTGGTCGAACACAGGCTCACCGCTTGCTAATGTAATAAATGTCCATTTCGGCGCTTTAGGATACCTGAAGTATTGAGCGTCTACCTCCGATGGCAAATTAATGCTTGAAGGATACAAGGTCATTATACCACCCTCTTGCGTATACGCAGGGTATTGCTCCGTTGGGGCAGTCAGTAATGAGTTTACCAACATTGTTATTTGGCTATGGTTTACCTTCTCAGCTTCGCCTTTATATACGCGAGTGGCGCCTGAAGCGTCATAGCAGAGTACCTTATTAATTAGGAAGTAGTCAAACCCTGTTGTCGTTAATGATGGTGTAAAATACCTATTTGTACCCGGAGCTACCTGAGTAAGAGTAGAGGTCTGAGAGAATGTCTCAATAGCCTCCTCAATTGTTTTTTTAAGGTCTGCATAGGAAGTGCCCGATGTGCGAGCATTCTCCATGTTGACAGCTTTATTATACTGAGCAAAGTACTCCTCAAACACTTCAAGCTGCGCTTGTTTCGCATATAAGTTAAAATCCGCTGGGGATACATATCCGTAATTGTTCTTGTTTAGAACGGCTAGTACGGTGTTTCTTACAGAATTTATCATTAGACTGTTTTTACAAAGATATACAAAAAAAAAGAGGGTATGTAAATACCCCCCTTTTCAATTTATTGCTTATATTAAAATTATTGCAAGCTGTTTTCAAGCATCTTTAGAACGTCTATTCCATCGTCAGTTTTCAAGAAGTTTGCCACAGAAAAATATGGGTCTTCACCGTATGGTACAGTGAGCATCTTTTTCTTATTTGAGTTGGTATTAAACCACACTTCCTTTTGCCCGTTTCTGAAAGTCAATAGCTTGCTTTCAAAAAACATGTGAACGTTAGATTGCAGTTGCAACATTGGGTCTTCAAGGATGCTCAAGAAACCACGTGGGTCGCGCTTAGCATAAAGCAAAATATCACGCTTTAATTCTGCTGACGTATAACGAGCCGGGTCTTTACCAAACAATACACGACAAACGGTCTCAAGCTGTTCGAGATTTAATTGACGAGCCTGAATTAACGCATCTACCTCGAATGAAAGCGACTCAACTTCTTGAGCAGCATCTCTTTCGTTGTCTATTTCAGTAAACGTGCGACCGTTCAATGGGTGATAATGCAAGAAAGATTGCAATACAGGATTGTTTTTTGGGACACTTAAAAATCCGTTTTCAAAGATAACAGGCTCTACAATAGCGTTGCCGTCTTGCTCATCTTCAAATGGAGTCTTTTGATTGATTGCGTATCGCAAAGGTCTGTTGACATTGTTTTCCTCATCGTACCACAGCAATGGATAGCGCTTGGTATTTCTAGACGGGATGGTGTAAGATAGCGGTGCTACCTTGCCTTTTAATTTGTAGACTTTATCTACCGGGGTTGTGTTCTTTTTCATTTGATATAATTTAATTTTTAGAGAAAAAATAGGGGGAGTGTCTTTGAAGACACCCCCACCTTTTCATTGCTTCGATTAAGAACCGTAACGGAACAATACGAAGTTGTTAGCACCCAAAGTACAAACGCAACGCTCAGAGAGGAAATTCACCTCCATTGCGTCAAGGTCGCTTGTCTGAGCACCACCGGCAGAACCTGTAATCCAAGTCTTGTAACGGCGGTCTTCAGTCTCAGACGCACGGTAACGCACGTGCAAGAAAGGACGCTTAGCGTTCTTACCCATGATTTGGTCGTACACGTTGGTAGAACCAGCAGGAACTAACAAACCTGTAACAGTACCAGCAGCAGAAGCACCTACAGGAAGGCCACCACGCATAGTAGGGTCGTTCAGGTATTTCCAATCAGACTTGTAGAAGTCGTAGCCACGACGGAAACCGGTAAAACCTAAGTTTAAGGCCATCTCTTTGTCGTTGTCGAACAAGCCATAAGAAGTACCACCAACACCATAGCTGTTCTGAGCAGCCAACATATCGTCGATGTCAAAGCTAAAGGCACGGTTTACAAAGATTACGTTCTCTTCGATAGAGCCTTGCTTGTCCAAGCGAGAGATAATGCTGTCAAAGTCAGCCAAAGTAGTTGGGTTACCACCGCCCCAAACGTTACCACGAGTGTTAACAGAGTAGAAGATACCTTCTGAACCCTTGTTACCAACCTGTGCGTTTGAAGTTTGTGTAACAACACCTGAGCCTGCTTCAGCAGGAACAGCCTCAATCATTGCAGTCTCAAGGTAATCCTCGAAACGCAAACGAGTCTCGTGCTCACTCTTCATGTACCACAAGTATCCTGTAGCACCGTTTTCAGTGGTTACTTCAACCCATCCAATCTGAGCCATGTCAGAACCGCTTACAGCGTACTTGTCCTTGATGATGATTGGAGAGTTTTCGAAGAACTCATCCTCTGATTCCAAAGAACCAATCATTCCGTTGGTACCCTTTTTGAACTCAGAGCCATAAATCCATACAGAAAGAACAGCAGTTCCTGAAAAATTCTGTCCACCACCTTCGTAGCAAGACCAACCTGCGGGTAACGATGGAGGTGAAGGTGCTGCACCTGAGCTGACAGAAGAACAAGTTCTTTCATATATTGGAAAACGCTACAATAAGCAAATCAATTCGTTTGACGAATT